GATTTGCACGTTACGTATGTTCATGCCGTACTTCTCGGCAATAGACTTCTCTGTCATTCCCTGATTCAGGCAGTCGCGTAACTGCTCGTCCGTTATCTTCTTAGTTATCGGCATGGTACGCCCTCTTTAGGATTTATCTGATTCTAATGGCAGCATCGGATAAATACTAGTCACAGGTTATTTATTACGCAACTATTATTCCAATTATTCCACGATAAAAATAAAGTGGAATAAATTATTCCAAAAGTGGACTATTCCAAATTATTCTGATAACCTCACTTCGTTCTACGAACGCCGCAAGGCGCCCGTAGCGAGGTGCCTCCGGCACAACGAGCATTCGGGAGACCGCGCGGAAGGGTCGAGGTCTGTTACGAGTCGCGCAGAATCAACGGACACCTTATCCCTCAATGACTTACGGCAACAATGATTCTTAGTGTGTTGCCGCAAAGTAATGGTGTGGGGTTCGCTTTAAGGCTACCCCCACTGTTACGAGGGGTTGGGAGACAACATGAATCTGAAGGTTTATTTACTGACGTGTGCCGCTGCGGTCCTGCTTGTAATCGGAGCGTACTACAACGGACACAGCAGCGGCTGGAAAGAAGGCCGCGCAGCTCTGGTAACGCAACAGCGCCAGCAGGCACAGGCTAAGCTGGAGAAACAAATCTCACGGCAACAACAGAACGACACCCGCGCCGCCGTCGCCGAACAGCAGGGTGCTGCCCGCACTGTAACCATCACTCAGGAAGTCGTTAAGTACATCCGCACCCCGGGCCGCAATGTCTGCACGTTCGACGAAGCGCGCGTTAAGCTGAAACAGGCCGCCGTAGATAACGCCAATCACATCGAAGGCTACGACCATGAATAAATTATTCCTGTTGTCTGTAATAATTGGAATAACGGGTTGCGCGCCGGAATATACGCCTAACACGCTACCGCCAGTTGACCCGCAGCTAATGACCGCGCCATGTAAGTTAGGTGACGCTAAAGCAGATGCAGACGAGGATTTGTCGGTGGATGTGCAGAACGCGGAATGCGTGCGCCAGCTCAGGCTGAAGGTGTACCGGTTGCAGGACTGGATTAAGAACGTGACAGAATGAGAAAAGCCCCTTACGGGGCTTCTTTAAGCAGCTTCTTTAACGCCTCGTCTCTGAAACAGGCATGTGAGTATCCCGAGTGTATTCTCCAGTTCTTTTTATCTTCGCTGCATAGAATTTTCCAGGTTTCACCCTTATAAGGTCTTCTCGCGTTCTTGTAAAACATCGTCCCTCCTGTTTAAGTTACCACTGATACTAGAACAGTAATATAATAGTGTCAATAGGAATAGTTGCCTTCTCTTGTGGAATAATTTATTCTTGACAGTGTAAAGCCGGGTGGCCCGGCTACTAACGTCCAGGGGACATACTGACTATGAATCGTTTTTTACAATCATTCCTGTACGTTTATCAGGAAGAAGCAGGCGAAGGTGATAAACCAGGAGCTGGCGCCGCGACCACATTCACGGCAGAACAAGTGCAGAAGATGATTGCCGACGCTGTCGAAAAAGAAGTGTCCGGCCTGAAGGCAAATAACGAAGCGCTGCTTACCGAGAAAAAAGAAGCGGCACGCAAGGCGAAGGAAGCCGAAGAAGCACGCCAGCAGGCGCATCAGGAAGCGCTTAAGTCGGCGGGTAAAATGGACGAGTTCGAAAAGACGATTCGTAGCCAGTATGAGCCTGTACTGAAAGAGAAAGAAGAAAAGTATTCCGCGCTGGCTAACCGCGTACTCGGCAGCGAGCGTAAAGCGGTACTGGGTAGCTTCGCCGGTGATTTCATTACGCCGGAAGCGGTAGACATCCTGGCACCGTTTGTTCGTACAGAATTCGAAGGTGATGACGTAGTTACTAAATTCGTCGGTTCCGACGGAAGCGTGATTACGACTGACCCGGAACAGTTCCGCAAGTATCTGCGTGAACACAAGGCATTCAGCCATTTGATTAAGGCTAATGCAGCATCCGGTGGCGGGGCTTCCGGTGGTAAAGGCGGCGGGGCCGCGAAAACGTTTAGTGAAATGACCGAAGCGGAGCGCCTTGAGTTGCACCGCACTAACCCAGCCGAATTCAAACGGCAACTTGAAGCCCTGAGGAAATAATAATGGCTATTACCACTATTGGCGATATCGTAACCGGTAACGAACCCGTCCTGCTGTCCTATATGACCCAGGACCCGGTAGAGAAAACCGCGTTCTTCGAATCCGGTATTCTGACCCCAACTCCGTATGCTGCCGCTATCGCTAACGGTCCGTCCAACCTGGCTAACATTCCTTTCTGGAAAGCCATCGACACTTCTATCGAGCCTAACTATTCGAACGACGTGTACCAGGACATCGCGACCCCGCGTAACGTGCAGACCGGCGAGATGATGGCGCGCGTAGCGTACCTGAACGAAGGTTTCGGCCAGGCTGACTTGACTGTTGAGCTGACCAGCCAGAACCCGCTGCAATCCGTAGCTAACCGCCTGGATAACTTCTGGCAGCGCCAGGCACAGCGTCGTCTGATTGCAACCGCTCTCGGTCTGTACAACGACAACGTTGCTGCAACCGACGCGTACCACACTCAGAACGACATGGTTATCGACGTGTCTGCTACTCTGGGCTTCGACGCTGGCGCTTTCATTGACGCAACCCAGACAATGGGCGACGCGCTGATGGGTTCTACCGGTGAAGTGCTGGGCGCTATTGCGATGCACAGCTTCGTGTACGGTCAGGCGCGTAAAGCTAACCTGATTGACTTCATCCGTGACTCCGAAAACAACACCATGTTCGCGACCTATCAGGGTTACCGTGTTGTTGTTGATGACAGCATGACCGTTGTTGGCACCGGTAACGACCGCAAGTTTATCAGCATCATCTTCGGCAACGGCGCAATTGGCTACGGTGAAGGCACTCCAACCAACCCACTGGCCTACGAACGTGAAGAATCCCGCGGTAACGGCGGCGGTGTTGAAACCCTGTGGACCCGCAAAACCTGGCTGCTGCACCCACTTGGTTACAGCTTCACAAGCGCGGTAATCACCGGTAACGGTTCTGAAACAATCGCCCGCTCTGCTTCCTGGCAGGACCTGGCGAACGCCACCAACTGGAACCGCGTAGTAGAACGTAAACACGTTCCAATCGCTTTCCTGGTTACTGGCGTAGGCGCGTAACGGTAGCGTATAATCGAGAGGGGCTACGGCCCCTCTTTTCACATTCATACAGGAGAAATGTATGGCTACCACAGGTAAAGGGCTGCCGCGCAGTCTGAAAGGCGCTAAAATTAGCGCGGCCTGGGCGGATATTACAGGTAAACCGTCCACGTTTACGCCGACCGTAGGCACTACGGCAACCACCGCAATGGCCGGGAATAAAGTTCCTACCGCTACTCAGCGCGGTGGTGTTTTACTGCAAGCGGCACAAGCCGACTCCGCAGCGGCGCCAACCCAGGCAGAGTTTAATGCTCTGTTGGCGAAACTTCGCGCCGCAGGCATTATCACACCTTAATCAGGAGCATTGAAAAATGGTTGATGTAATCAAACGCCGTACCACTGGTGTAGACGACGCAAACGACGACGGCCAGGTTGAGATTGTCATGGAGAATATTTCTCCAGCGTCATTCTCTACTGGTCTCAACGACACCACCGCCGTAACTGCACCGGCGGCACTGACGCTTACCGTGGTCGCGGCTGGTGGTCAGACCCCGTACAGTTACCAGTGGTTCAAGAACGGTAACGCCATTTCCGGCGCAACGGCAGCGACTTACACCAAGACGCCTACTGTCGCCGGGACTGATTCCGGTACTTACAAAGTTGTTGTCCAGGATGGTTATGGTAATATCATTTCAGACAGCACCGTTGTAACGGTATCTTAATTAAACGGCCCTTCGGGGCCGTCATAAGGAATCACGATGGCTAATGACAATTACGTAATCCGCGAGAAATATAACGGTCTGGTAGAGATTGACGGCCAGCTCGGAAGAACTGGTAGCGACACAACCGGATACCGAAGAAGCGCACAATAACGGCGGTGGTGCAGAACCTAAACGCCGTCGTCGCCGCACGTTCGAGGAATAAACAATGGCTTTAGTCGTCGAAGATGGTTCTATCGTTGCCGGTGCTGACAGTTGGATTTCCCTGTCGGACGCCCGCGCACTGGCGGCTAAATACGGCTATGCGCTACCCGCCGACGATACCGAAGCTGAAGCCGCGTTGCGAAATGGCGCGATGTATATTGGCCTATTTGAGTCAGCCCTGTGCGGCCGT